TCAGCCCGAAATCTCCTTGATATCGAGGTCAGCCACCACCTCTGACCAGATGATGTCGTTGTGGTCTTTCTGGTAATTCCGCGTCATTCCCTCCGTTGTATGCCCCGCGATTCTCTGCCCGTCTTTGCCCGCCCGCTTGTACAGGTGGAGCGACAACGCGCGCACCTCATGAAAGCCTGGCTGCTCCGCCTCGGTCCATTTGCTGTAGCAACCTGCAGCGTCCCTCGCGTCCTTGAACGCTCTCGTCAGAAACCTTTCCTCGACCTTCGTCCAATGCGCTTTGCCCCTGGCCTGCGACTGTTTTTTGCGCTCAGGCTTTCTGTGGATCAGATAGGGTGAGACGATATCGTCTCGACACCGAGCGATCACTGCGGCCAGCTCTTTCGTCAAAGCGAACTTGATCCAACCAGCATCACTGGCCTTTTCAGTTTTGCTCTGGACTACGTGCAAGCCTCCGTCGTGCGCATCGCTGAATTTCATGTTCAGGATATCGCCCCGACGCTGGGCGGTGATCAGTGCCAGGTCGATGGCGTTTTGTAGCCATGGCGGGGAAACTTCGCGAATCGCTTTCAAGCCTTCCACGGTGTGGCGCTTGCGCTGCTTTTTCTCGATCTTGGGAATGGTGTTCGCTGCTGGATTGTCGGGGCAAAGCCCTTTGGATGCGGCATGGTTGAAGACGTCCACCAGCAGCGCCCGGGTCTGGTTAGCACCGCGTGGCGTCATCCCATCCAGCATTTCAGCTATGTGGCGGATGGTGATTTGATCTATGGGTTGATCCCCGAAAGCAGCTTTAATCTGTTTGGCGCGAACCTTGTAAAGGTCCAGCGTGGCCTTGGCCAGCTCGCGTGGCGGAAGGATTTCACGCTCGTAGGTGTCGAGAAACGTTGAAAGGTTCTGCGTTGCGCCCATGACGCCAGACACCAGATCCGTGCCCGCCATGAGCAAACTGTTCAGTTGCTTCGCTGCCTGGACCGCCTTATGCCGGTCTGTGCCCATGCCGTGCCATGCGCCGGTGTCAGGCCGGCGGTACTTGAATGATTCGCCGCCGTTATTGGCATAAAGGTTTGGCGGGAGCCCCTTGTGCTTGGGGCTGCGTGGGCGTGGCGACATTAGGCGGCTCCTCTGAGCACCGAATCAACCAGATCGTTACCGGTCGAGTTTTGGTAGGACGTCCAGTCAATGAACCATAGTTTCCCGACCCGTTCACCTGGCAGGGCGTCATTTCTGATCTGATTGCGGATGGCTTGAGAGCAAAGCGGCGTGCCATTTTCTCCCCATACGCGCCGCTGGAACTCGCTGATTTTCACCAGTTCGCGGCGCGCCGGTACTGCTGGGCGCTTAGATTTCATGTGGTGCTCCGTGCCGGACTATTGCGGCAGAGTTAGTCATTAATCGATCTGGTAGTACACGTAGCAGTCGACGTCCTGCGCTTTAAGCGACTTCTGCATCGCTTGAACCCCTGCGGCCCGTCTGTTGCCGATTCCGCCGAAGGGTGTGTCGAGGTGGAGCCCGCGGCGATGCCAGCCGCTGCGCTGCTGGAGATAGCCGGGCAGCCCTGCGACGGCGGTCTCGCGCACGCCGGGCATGGGAATAACCACCCGATCACAGTTGGCGCTGCCGCCGTCGTCGGAGCAGGCATTCGCCGCTTCCTTGCCAGCTTGGATAGCGATCTGGATCTTTGGCCCAAGGCCGGAAAGCTGATCTTTGGTCATGGCTCACTCCACTCCGGCTAGATAAGTGGGTTCTGTGGCTTCTGCCAGCCACTTACGAAGGCACCCGCACTCAGCGTGCGGCGGATCCTCTTCGAGCCACTGCTTATCCAGCATGCTTTCGGTGCTCAGCTCGACATCCCAGTCGTGGTAAGCGCCCGGCTCCTCGCCGTTCATTTCCTCCAGTACCTGACGCGCGCCTGCTTCGTCGACGGCGGCTACCCAGTCTTGGTCGCCTACTTGAAAGCACAGCAGCGCCGGGCGCGCAGGCTGGCTGCCGTTGAGTTCGAAGGGATCAGCTTGTTTTTCTTCGGGCATGACTTCGTCCTTACCGCTACAGCGGCTGACTTTGAATTGGTTAACGAATTTGTGGGCGCGGTGCTGCGAGATAGCGTTTTTGCAAAGGGATTACGATTTTCGCCAGTCACGCACCCAGTAGGTCAGCGATACGACGGCGCAGCCTACAAACGCCAAGAAGAACGCTGCGTGCTCGATGGCAGCTATAACGCCGCCGCTTGTTGTCGTTCGTGAAAGGAGCAGGAAGATCATTGAGTGCACCCAATACTGGGTCCCACGGCTCACGATGAGCTTCCGATCAGCCTCGCCCGGGCCATCCATCCAGCCTTAGCCGCAAGATGGGCGGAAATTCCCGAGCATGGATTTCCGTTTGGCTCCCAGGCTTTAAATGTCAGCTCTTCATCGGCCTGTGATCTGGAGCCCTGCTGCGCCTCCAGTTCTGCGATGCGAGCGTTAGCCTTATCCAAAGCTACCAGTGCGGCCGCCCAAGAATCGAACCCATGCATTTCGCGCATTTCGACCAGATGGCTCTTTTGTTCCACAAGGTCCGTGATTTGAGCCAGCAGCGGAGCAGTGTGGGTGCGGTGAAACTGCTCCAGCATAATTGCGAACGCGATGGTGCTGCCGAAACAGAGCTGGCCCTTGTCGTTCTCCCAGGCCCCGAGGTGCGTGTACCAGTCCTTTACTGTCCAGGACCTGCGAGACTCATAGTCATCTGGTTTGCCGTTCAGGGATGATGAATCCCCGCCAACCGCTGGCGTCGGCTCGGCACCGTTAACGCGAGCCTCAATCATCCGCCAAGCTGGCCCGTACTCCGGCCAGTCGCTCTCGATGACCACGCAGTCGACCGTCGCACCCTTGGCCAGCGCTCTAATCTTCTCGGCTTTCTTGTTGAAGGCCCCGGTATAAGGCTCATTGAGCTTCGATATCTTTACGACGATGTAGCGATTTTCCCGAATAAAAGGCGCCATCTCTTCGGAGGTTTTGGGCTGGTCTGTCATACAGCCTCCTGAGGATAGGTGTGCTGACCCTTTGCACCCTGGAGCGCATCGATGCCAGCTTGTTGAATGGCGCGAGCGAGCAGCATTGCTTCCTGCGGGGTTACGCTGGCGGGCAGGCTGTCGAACACGATCAGGTTTTGTTTGTGGGCGTGGACGACTGTCAGAGGCTTGAGCATGTTGGCACCTGTGCTCCGGTGTAGGTTGAGGAGGCCTTTGATTCGATGCCGAGACGGTCGGCGACGTACACCTCAAGCGTTGCGCCCTGTGATTTGTCCCAGCCGGGCAGGGTGGCCACTTCATCGCAGCGAACCATCTGTTCCATGTCGCGGCGCATGCATTCGTGCCAAGTGCCGCCTTCGGGGTTGATTTCGGCGGGGCTGACTACTTCGTAACCCAGGCCGCGCAACCGGATAGTTTCGGCAGCGAAGGCCGGGTAGTTGTTGTCGGGCAATCCGGACATAGGCCCGGCGAGGTAGAGTTTCTTCATGCTGCCAATCTCCTGTACATCTCGATTAGGTCAGCCGCATTGGCCGATACCAACCCCTCGGCTTCGTCCGGGCAAACACTGTTCCCAATGAGCCTGACACCCTCGGTTTTGTTGACGCTGCGCCATTCCTCGGCACCTGTTTCCGGATCAACAAAAAGGCCGCGATCAATGATGTAGTTGTCCGGGAAGCCCTGGGCCTTCTTCAGCTCTGGCGGCTGGAGCATGCGGAGAGTGATATCCACCAGCACGTAACCGCCGACCAAAACCATTTCGGCCGGGTCTTTAAAGTGCTCAGGTAGGAACTCATGCATGAATGCGGCGCAGCGGCGGGCACCTTCCATCTGCTCAGGCGTCAGCGTATCCGGGACCTGAACCGTCTCGATCAGCGCAATACGGTCCTTGGTTGGCAGCGTGTGCATCGGCTCGGTAAGAGGGACGCCGTCTTTTTCGTTGCCGTAATATTTGACCAGGTACGCCTTTACCAGCCGCTGATTTGAGCCGGACTGGCAAATAGTCGAAAGGGGGTCGCCAGCTGAGCGCCCATCGCCGGTATAAAAGCCGCCGTTGGCCTGCTCGAAGAATGCAGCGGCTACGGCGTGGTGCCCGGTGCTAGTGGCGACGACCGACAGGGGATTTTGGATATCGGCACCGACAGACCCTTTGCGCAGCGTCACCATCGAGGCTGCGACCACCGCAAAATGACCCCCTTTAACCTGAGCTACTTGTGTTCGTAGGGGCTCTTGCACATTGAAGTTTCGTTGCGCCGAGCCATTGGCGCATTCGGTTAGGAAGGTCGCCATTTTCGGCGCAACGAGCGCGTGATGATTGCCGCCAGCGCTTATTGTGGAAAGAGCCTCGTCAACGCCGTGGGAGCTTGTGTGGGAGGGCGATGTTCCGCGCATTGGCACGATGAATGGCTTCGCGCTAGTCAGAACGTGCCGCCAGCAACCTTTTGCCACGCGCCGCATAGTGTTTCGGGCCATGGGGTTTTTACGGAAAATGGTTCGCCCCTCATGGCTCCAGTCGATGCATTCCGCAGCGCTGCGCCATCCCTTCTGGTTACCAACCGGCTTCTTATGGCGTACAGGTTCTGGCCACACGATTGGCTTTCCATCGCTCCGCGCCACCAGGTACAGGCGCTTGCGAATCGTCGGTGCTCCTGCGTTGGCTGCGATGCGCTCCTGCCATTCGACGTTGTAGCCAAGCCCGCGTACCAAGCTGGCGACTGGAACAAATTCACCGATCGATTCCAAAATCTCACCCATGTCGGGATGATCGGCGGGGAGGCCGGTGCTCAGGGCCGCAATAAAAGAGCGGAACGTGCGGCCTTTTTCCGACTTGATTGGCTGGCCTTCATCATCAATCGGCCCCCAGTCGCAGAACTCTTCAACATTTTCGAGGAAGAGAAGGCGCGGTCGGGTGGCGAATGCCCACCGGATAACCACCCATGCCAACCCGCGCACCTTGCGATCACGCGGCGCGCCGCCCTTGGCCTTGCTGTGATGGCGGCAATCAGGTGATGCCCAGAGAATTCCCACCGGCTGCCCGCCAGTTGCAAGTACCGGATCGACCTCGAACACGTCAGCCACATAGTGCTGAGTGTTTGGATGGTTCGCGCGGTGAACAGCCAGCGCAATCTGGTTATGGTTTACGGCAACGTCCGGCTCGCGGTACGCCCGGGCAATGCCGGTGCTCGCGCCACCACCACCCGCGAAGAGGTCGACGACCAGTTCCTTTTCGAAAGGAAGGCCGAATGTAGGGGCAAGGACGAGTGGATGTTTCTTTTGGTGAGCGGACATAGATCATCCTCGCCGGTGTGGCGTGATTCGTTGAAATGGAAAAACCCCAAGTGGAACGCTTGGGGTTGCGGTAGGAAACTTCGGACACAACGAACGAGGTGACCGGATGGAAAGTTGGGTGTTGTATCTAGAGTTGGCGAACAACGTCTTGGGAATTGTTTCGGGAATTCTAATCTTGTGGTTTGCACATCGCCGGACGTGACCGGCTGATTGGAATAGTCGTTATAGCGACGTGATTTAAAGCCGTGCTGCGCCCGGCCTAAACTCACATCTCAACCCCAGAGGGTGCCGAGATGACCGACAAGCACGTAATGGAACTGAAGCAGGCGCTCATCGCCGTATTGGCAACGGCGGCGAGCATGGGTATCGATATTGACGAGCTGTCAGAGCAGGCGGCCGAGGATCTGACCGAAGATGATACGCTCGCGTGGTTTGACCGATTCAAGCCTGGCGCTGTGCAAGAGCTTCGCCGTTGCCGAGACCTTGTGAAGGGCACTGATCACGCTGATTGGTAGCGGGCGTCAGTGGTTGTGGCGTGATTCGTTGAAGTGGGATATATCTGATCAATTAACCGGTAAGCTGTAGCTAGTGATGTATTGTCGTTGGCGATAAGGGACTATGTATGGAAGCTATGACTGAGTATGTTTGTAATCTGGCGCAATTTATGGCGGCCATCAAGAAGGTTGTTAACGGTCATAAGAGGGCAGTGTATAGAGGTCAGGCTAACGTCGATTGGGATCTGAAAAGCTCTCTTGCTAGAGCCCCAGACTTTGAGGATAACAGTAGGATTTCACGAGCAAAGACAGCATTTGATATCTTTAATGCTGAGCGGCACGGATATCACAACCTGTCTAGTCAGAACAAATGGGATGTGCTGGCTCTTGCACAGCACTACGGCATGCCAACTAGACTTCTTGATTGGTCTTTATCACCATTGGCCGCGCTTTTTTTTGCGATAGACGGCGTCAAGTATGAGTTTAAGAATATGTTCGATTGTTCGGATTTAGTCAGGTCTGGCGCCGAATGTATACCGGCACTGGGCAACGAGTTCGGATCAGCTGTAGCAGATGCTGTGGTGTTTGTGGTCACGGGCGATGATCCAGCGATCTGGGTTGATAGTGAATCTTTGCCAGAAGATGTGTTTGATGTTGTGGATAAAGCACAACAATCTGGATATTGCTTCTACACGCCTAACTATCTGAATAGCAGGCTCCGGACTCAAAGTGGTGTTTTCTCGGTCGGGTGTACCGTTCAGCACTTATTCCCGAAAGAAGTCGCCCATAAAATAGTTATTAAGAGAGAGTTTATAGCTACAGTTGTTACGGACCTAATCCAGGCAGGGGTTGGCGCTAAGACGATGTTTGGAGATCTTGAGGGTTTATGTAGAGACTTGCACTTTACCTACTTTGGAGGTTTCCAGACGAGGATTCTTCCGAAGAGGCAATGAATTGAAGTGCCGGGGATCCTGAAACTATCGGTGCTGCCCCGGCAAGTAGTCTTTTTTAGTTCGGGCTAAAGGTGCCCAGTGCAAGCTTGGCCGCTTCGCCGATCTGAGCATCAAGCACCGACTTGAACTCTTGAGCGATTTCCTCGCGCTGTACGTCTTCACCGACCCAGCGCAGCTTCAATGCAGGCTGGGCACCACTGGTGATGACCGAGATGCGCAGGATGATCTCGCGCACCGACAGGCCTTCGAAGGGCACCACCGAGAAGATCAGCGACGTGGGCAGTGTTTCTTTGCTGGTTGCCTCGATGGCATCCATCGCGCTGCGGCTGGCGCGGGTCTCGCTGACGGTGTGATCGCTTTCCGAGGTAGCTTTAACCGAGATGGTCCGAACCGCCGCGATGGCTTTCACTAGGCTGATGTCCTGATTGTCAGCCCCAACCGCTGTCAGGGTGCTGTGCCAGTCTTCGATCCAGTCGCTCATGTCCTTCTGGGACATTGCGCGGCCGTTGATTGCCTGCACCGCTTGATAACCGGCGGTCGCCTTGAGTTTCAACGCGGCACGGTCATCGGCGTGGCCTGGCGCGAGCACGTCGCCGAGGTTGAACAGCACGGAGCAGGTCATTTCGTCCTGGTTGATAAAGCCCTGGGCGTCGGCGACGTTACGGTCGATAACGTACTTGCTGAAGTCCACCAGAGAGTTGGTGGAGAAGGTGCCACGGAAGCGGCTGCGGCCAGCGCTGAACTGTTCCAAGTCGAAGACTTTCGCGCCCGCTGGTAGCACCACGACGGGGTTGTTCGTATCCAGCGCTTTTGCGGTGGCGATCATCGCGTTATCGGTGATCAGTTGAATTGCTTCTGCAGTAAGGGACATATTTCAGGTCTCTGTAGGGAATGGGTAGAGCGGGGATCAGGTGCGGCGCGGGATCGGAGCTTCGTCCCGGGTGAACATCTGGTCGTGCTTCTCGGCGAACAGTGAGATTTTGCCGCCGCTGCCAACGTGCATCGGCGTGTCGAGGCTGGTGTTCTCGCTCCGGGTGCCGCGCTTGGTCGGCACCTTGTAGTCGAGCTTGTGCTTGATCTTCACCTGGGCGGATTCGCCGATCTGGGAGAAGTCCAGGGTGATGACCAGCTTCCCGGCCTTGCCATGGTCAACGACACCGGCGGCAACTTCGGAAAGGGCGTGGCCAATCTGGCTGGCGAACGCGCCGCCGTTCAGTTCTTCGAGGAATTCGGCGGTGTCAGTTGCAGTGGACATGGGCTGTTCTCCGGGTGGGCCTTTAGCCCGCTGGGTGGGATGTGCAATTGGGTTTGGCGGCGGCGCTGATGCACCTTGGCGTTGAGGCGTCTCATCTGTGGATGCGCTGTAGCGGGTAGCTGACGCCGTACATCTCGACGATGCGGTCGAGCTTCTTGCCGGCAATGCCGAGGCGCTGGGCGCACGTTCGACGCGGCAAGCCAAGATCTCGGATAGCCGTGATGCTTTCGATCAGCTTGCGGTCGGCTGCCTCATCGACACGGCCGGGCAGCTTGATGCCGTGATCCCGAGCCATTCGCCTGAGCCGGTCCTTCGTCAGGCCGAATTTTCTAATCGCGTCCTGCTGGCTGCACCCATCGGCGAACATCTTGATGATCTGGGGCGCTAACTCAGCTTCAGCCGCTCGTTTACGCTTGATCGCTGATTCATGGCTGACCGTGTTGAACACCACGCCGTAGCTGGACGCGATGAAGTTCAGTCGGCGGGTGCTGAGCCCCAAGTCTTTCGCCGCCTGGGCAACGCCGATATCGATGTAGGCGACCAGCTTTTCGGCAATCGAGCGCTCAAATTGCAGGGCCTTTGCCGCACGGTTCAGATTGGCGGCCTGGCTCAGCTTGGCGCTGGGCGGGATAACCTCGTTGTTGTAGGTCAGTGGCCGGTAGTAGGTGGTTCCGATCTGGTCGACCTTGCCGCCCCGGTTCAAGAATTCGCGTGTGGCAGCCTCCAGTCGTTCAGAGGCGCTGCGGTTGTGCTGAACCATGCTCAGCTCGGTGCTGATCATGGATGCGCACCGAAGAAGGCGAACAGGCCGATGATCACGGACAGGGCGGCAGTCCAGTAAAGCATCAAGGTGCCGAAGTGCGGCGGGGCCTTGGCTTGCTGTTCAACTACGGGTGCTTCCTCGCAACGCTTGGCGAATCGCACGGCCTTGTCGATGCCGGTGCACATTGCTTTAGTGCGGTCGCTGGCGCGGTCCACGATGCTGAATTCGCCGTTACCACAGGGCACCACAATAAACGGGGCCGGTGGGGCCGGGTTGATGCGGTCAACTTTGTCGTAAAACTCAGCAGTTGAGAGCGTGCAACGCTGACGCAGGCCTTCGAGGATCGCGCGGTTCTGGCTGATCGTCTGATTCATTTGATTCTCCAAGACCGCATTGGCCAGATGCCAAGCACGGGTGACCAAACCCAGCCGTGAGACTGGCTTGGCATCTGCCGATGCGGTCGTATTGGTTGGGGGAGGGTGACGCAGGGGGCCGACTTAACGGCTTGTACTCATCCGCGTCGAATCGTCTTCTTGAGGTGGGCCTACCTTACGGCCGATGCGCGGTGAAATCGTCGCCCCTGCTTTCCGCTGCCTGTCAGGTGTTGGGCGCAGCCTTCAGGCTTGCTGCGCCGCCCTGGTGGATCGCTGACTACTTCATGGCCTTATCTCCTTTCGCTCGCTCACTGGGAAGGCAGTGGCCACCTATCGAAGCTGCATTGGAATGTCGGTCCACACCATTTTTTGCAATCGACGTCCGGGCTTCGCCACAATCTGATTGCTCTGGAGATGCTTTTTTCATGTCCCGCCGACATTCCGATGCAGCCTCTTTCGAGGCGTCGGGCGGTTAACGTCAGGCTGACGTGGCGCTGGTTGTCAGACTGAAATCAGCTCGTACTGGCCATCACCGTATGCCTTGGTGAGTCGCTGATTGATCTGTTCCAGCGAATAGGCAATGCCGCCATGGCCTCGCGGCCCTTTATAGATGTACATTCCACCCTTCAATTCGTAGGTAAATCGCATAGGTGCATTCCATGGTTGGGAAGATCGAGCCGCGCTACGGCGCAGAGGTTTATATTTCGGACTCAGGAAAAATCTGCATCAAGCAGGATCAGGGAACTCGGGATGGGTTCACGCTGATATTCGAAGAGGATGAAGTCGATAGCCTCATCGAGCTGCTCGTCCAGGCAAAGCTGGAGCTGGCAGAAGACCGGCGGGTGATGCTGGAAAACGAAGACAACTGACGCTTCAGCCGTACAATTCCAGCGTGTCCGGGCGGCGAGCAGGGCGCGTATCAGTCATGCGCCGCTCGCTGGAACGTCGTTCCCGCCTCATTGGCTGGTCATCGATCATTGCGTGTATGGCGATCACGGCAGCCAGTACCACGCAAACCGGCGATATGATTCGCCGCCGCATACATTCCGCGACCATCGCCGTCTGGCGATTCACTCCAAGCTTGAACATGGCGTTCGACAAACGCTTAACTACGGTGCCCGGCGCAACGCCGAACATCTGGGCGATCTCTTTTGCTGTCATGCCCTGGGCAACCGAGAGAACGAACTGAAGCTCTCTCGGTGCCAGCCCTTGCCCTAAATTTCCTTTCCACCCGCCGTAAGTGATTGTCGAATCCATCGTGCTGCTCCTGTTGGTACTCCTGGTTAACTTCCCGTCTGGCCCTGTCGCCAAGGCCAGCCAGCGAAATTTTCAAGAAACCTGCTCCAGAACTGCACGGCTAAATGCGTGAATGTTCATGTGCGTAGCTACCGTCATTGCTTTGCGCTGTTTGATGTGCCCGCGCATCGCCAGGTCCGCCAAATCGACCTGATCAGCCTCAAGCGCTGCTATTGCCTCATCGACACCACCGAACCATTTCTCTAGCAGCCTGGCGCACGATGCAGCCGCCTCGTTAACCACTTCATCACTTGCTTCAAATACTGTTGTGCTCATTTCATTGGCTCCATTCAATTTCCAATGCCGCCTCATCGAAGCGGCATCAGTAAATCGGTTGTCTTGCTCGGCGAACCTTGCGAGCCGAGTTACCGGGCACGGAAGCAGGCCGTGTTGCGTGTTGTTCCCTGATCGCAATCAGGGTCTGTCTTCAGGCTGTTAAAGAGCGGCGAGGCAGTCCGCCTCAGGGCCGGTGTATCGTTCGGCTTGGTTGAATTTAAGCAAACTGAAATGCATGAGTCAAGCATGCTGAATGAATTAATTAAGTTTGCTGAATTTCTGGCGTAGAAAAGCCCGCCTAGAGCGGGCTTCATTCAACGGTCGATGTATTGCTTCCAGCCAATGCGTGCTGTGCCGTCTTCATCTCGGTCAACGACAACACCGTCAGTTGCCTCAAGCTCTGCGAGCACTCGCTCCCAGGCCTCGACCGGCTCGTCATCACGGCGGGTGACAGTGACCACTTGAATTTTCTGGACCTTTGGATCGGCGACCACGCGCTGAATGCGCCGCCCGACAATCTCGTAGGGTGATGGGGTGGGGTGGGTAGCTTTACTGCTGATAGACATCCGGTCCTCCTTACCATTGCTGTATGGATATACAGTATTCCATCTGGAGGTGGCAGGCAATCCAAAAGAGTACATCTGTACTCTTTTGCGTTGCAGGCACAAAAAAGCCCGCGACTGGCGGGCTTTTTTTCATTTGCGCTCGGCTGGGTCCGGCGGCGCTGGTTGTCTCGGAGAATCCAATTTGCCAGCCTGATAGGCTGACAAAGTAGTGGCGATCGCGCTTAGCGTATTAGCCTGCGTGGCGAAGTAGGCGCCTACTAAAATCGCTGCAACCGCAAAAAGCTGCACGCCGACTGCAGCCCAGTAGTTGGACTTCACAGTAGCTGCCATTTTTGCGGCGTTTTCGGCACCCTCTGCGGCTTTTATTACTCGTTCCGCCAACAGTTCATACCGTTTATCGCGCTCAATCTGGGCTTTGTCACGCTCAACCTGCGCAGACAGAAAACCTTCTATTTTGCTGGAGACATCATTAACCCTGGCGTCCATCTTTACTTCGATGGTCTCCATGCGGGCGTTAAATTCTTCACGTGAAATGTCGGTCATATCTGGAGTATGGCTTTGCTCTGTTGGAGTGTCCACCGGCAAGTCTTCGATCTTTACCCACCCCTCAGGAGGGCCAAACGCCTCGATCCATTTGACCTGGGCTTCCCGATGCTTCGCTATCGATTCTTCGAACCTTCGCTGAGCCTCCGCTACCGAAAGAGGCGGCTCGGTCTCTGCATCGCCTGTAGCCGCGATCCACACCCCAGATCGCAGATTTTTTGATACTGGAATGAAGATTTTTTCATGGGTATCCACCAACCTGCCAGTCACTTTATCCCGCGTAACCCCGGCCTTCGCCTTGGGAGTCGATCTGGGATGTGGCGGATGCTTAACGCTCATGGCACTTCCTTAATAAGATACGCAGGGACAGCACCGCATGGCAGAAACCCAAATATAGGCGATTTTTGACACGTTCTCCCGCCGCGGCTCAGAGTCGGCCAGTCATCCTCACAGCCACTCCTATGATCTTACAGTCTTCATCACACTCAACCATTTTATACGCAGTGTTGAGCGGCTTCAGATATCGAGTCCCGCCGTCCTCGACGAGCTTCTTAAACGTGGCCTCGTTGCTGGCTGGCAGCTTGGCGATAACCAGCTTGCCTGGCTGAACATCAGCCTCGGTGTCTACCAGGATCATCATTCCTTCAGGGACGCTGACGCCGCTTTGCGATGTCATCGAGTCGCCTTTGACCTCAAGCCAGAACGCTGGGCCTTTGGAGTCGTAATCGGAAATTTCGTAGCGATCTGAGAAGCCATCGGGATAGGGCTGCACAGCTTCTTCCCATGATCCGGCGGATACCCAGCTGATGATGGGATATCGATACATCTCGTTCGGCTGGGCAGTCGCTTTGACGTTTGAGGACTCAGAGACCTCCGTTTCAGGCCCCTCGCCAATGGCGAGCCACTCAGCCCTGTACCCGGTAGCTTTCGCCAGCGCATACAGATTCTCAGGGCGGAGGCTCTTGCTCTCCCCGCTGATCCATTGAGTAACGGCTGAGTTCGCCACACCGCAAGCAGTGGCGATCTCACCTTTCTTTAGTCCGCTAGCCGCAATGGCTTTGGCGATTCTTTCGTGTCTTTCCATGGGCTCAATATTAAGTTAACTGAATTTAAGTATGCAGTTGCCTAAGCCATCGATTGACTGAGCGTATTAAGCATGCTGAAATTGGTCAGCGATTGAACGAGGATGCTCAATGAACACGCATGACGTGGCCGAATTCTTCGGTAGCAAGAAAAAGCTGGCTGACGCTCTCGGCATCCGTCCGAGCGCCGTGACGATGTGGGGTGAAACGATTCCCGCGTCTCGCCAGTACCAAATTCAGGTTCTTTCAAAGGGCAAGTTCAAGGTCTCGCCCAAGGCGGCCTGATCCGCTGAGCCAATTATCAGCGCAATGGAAGGGCGGCAGTAGTACAGCGGATTAGCTGGTGTTTCATCCAGTACCAAATTTCAGGCACAAAAAAGCCGGTGGCTAGACCGGCTTCTTCAACAACACTTTGTGAGGTCGATTATGCACACCATATCCACCCCGATCAATAGCAGGGCTGATTCGTCAGTTTTGCATCAATCGTCAAATCTGACGCGTCAGGTCATGTCGTCGCGTGAAATATCCGAACTGGTAGAGGCACGACACAACGACGTGCTCGCCACAATAGAACGGCTTTTCTCGAAGGGGCTTTTACGATCTCCTCGTAAAAGCCGCCGGGAAGCTACAGGCGGGCGCCCCATTGAGGTTTACGACCTGATCGAACGGGATACCCACCTTGTTGTTTCTGGATACAGCGACGAGCACAGAGCCCGAGTGATTGATCGTTGGCAGGAATTGGAAGACCAGGCATCACGCCAGTTCGCAGTTCCATCGACCTTGCCCGAAGCGCTACGGCTCGCTGCTGACCAAGCGGAAGAGAACGAACGGCTCATTGGTGTCATCCAGCTCCAGGCTCCCAAGGTCGCTGCTATTAAGCGGCTGGCTGCTGCCCATGGCGCCGTGTGTCTTACCGACGCCGCCAAGCTGCTCCAGGTAAAGCCCCGTCAGTTCATCGAATGGATGGTCAATCGTGATTGGCTCTACCAGCGCGGCAACCGCAAGCGCCTGACAGCCAAGCAGGATCGGATTGATCAGGGCTACATGACTCATAAGTTTACCGAGCTAAAAGCCAATGAGCTGACAGGTGAGACCAAGGCAGTTCCCCAGCCGCTGGTCACGCCCAAAGGCATGGCGCGCCTCGCTGAAATGCTGCAGGAGGCTTTGTAATGGCTGGCGACTGGATCAAGTTCGAACTCACCACCCTGGACAAGCCAGAGGTATGCCAGATCGGTGACCTTGCCGACATCGATCCGGATGCCGTGGTGGGTAAGTTGATGCGCGTGTGGGGCTGGTTCGACCAGCAGACCGAAGACGGTAACGCTCCGAGCGTTAGTAAAAAGTTACTGGATCGTCAGGTTGGCGTTACCGGCTTCTGTGAACACATGAAGTCGGTGGGCTGGATGGTTGAGTCTGACGGCGTGATCTCTCTGCCCCATTTCGAGCGTCACAACGGGAAGACCGCTAAAAACAGGCTTCTGACGGCTAAACGTGTAGCAAATCACAAGTCTGCTAACGGTAAAAGTAACGTTCCCACCGTTAGCAGTGCGTTACCTAAAGAAGATGTAGAGAAGATAGAACACCCTCTCTCTGCGCGTGAGCCGGTTGACCCCCGGATGCCGTCCGCGATGACCCTCGACTGGGTTGCCGATCCGAAGCTTTTGAAAACCTATACGTTGCATCAGGGGCTGACAGTCGATGCGGTCACCGATGCCGACGTGGCCGACTTCACCAGCTACTACGAGCCGAAGGGCCAGGTGAACACCCAGGCTGAGTGGGTCAGCATGTTGGTGAAGTGGGTGAAGAACAACCGCACCCGATCTGCCGCTTCGAACGTCACTGCATTGCGGCCGCGGGCTACTGCGGACTTTGATGCCGACGACACCAGTTGGATGAACGGGGTGAAGCCATGAGGTCCGTTGCCACCATCGCTGCCAGCGCCGTCGCCGGGGTCGTTTCAGGCGAATACATCGACATAGTCCCTGCAATTGGCGCTCAAGAGCAGAAATCCCATTCCGATGCTGTCGGCCTGATCATCAATCAGCTGTTCCGGGATCTTCGTTCCATCCACTCCGCTTGGCGTCAGGCATGGCCTAATCAGGCTGCATACGATGCTTCCAAACTGACCTGGCTGCGGGCATTCATCGAAAACGGGGTATGCACCCAAGAGCAGATCGATATCGGGCTGACTCGCTGTCGTGCCGAGAACACCGATTTCATTCCGAGCCCTGGCAAGTTTGTCCACATGTGCGTTCCGCTGCCGGAAATGATCGGCCTGCCAAGCGTCGAAACCGCTTACGAGCAGGCGCTGCGCAACTGCCACCCGGCGATGCGCGGACAAGAGAAATGGTTTCACCCTGCGGTGTATCACGCCACGGCAGCAGCCGGATTCCACAGCCTGCCGTTGCTCAGTCGCGAATTGGGTCTGGTCAGCTTCGAAAAGCGTTACATGGTCCAGGTCTGCAAGGTTTGGCGTGGGGAGGATATCGGCCCACTGCCCGCTGCGGAGATTGCTGGGCCTGCACCTGTGATCACTATGGAAGTCGGAAACAAAGCGCTGGCTGAGCTGCGCGCCCGCAGGTCAGGGGGCGCGCGATGAGCAAGCTTACCAATGCTGCCCGCGACCGCGAATGCCAGGTTCGGTACCCGGGCTGCTCCTGCGAGCCTTCCACCACAGTGCTTGCGCACTATCGTCTGGCGGGTACTTGCGGCATGGGCATGAAGCCGAACGACCTCCAGGCTGCATGGGCTTGCGCCTACTGCCACGACATCGCCGATGGGCGTCTTCGCGCTCCCGCCGTGCTGAGCCATGACGAGGTTCGGCTCTACTTCGCTGAGGGCGTCATGCGTACTCAGGACATCCTGATTCGTGAAGGGCAGGTGAGATTATGACCGCTGCTGACAACCAGTATTTGATCGCAGAGGGGATGAGGCGAATCGGATTTCCCGCGGGCATGGCCCCTGAAACTCTGACCACTCCCAATTTCGACCGGCTTCTTGAACAGGTGAGCTTGCTTAAAGCGTCGGCCGGACCATACCGCAACGTCGTGATCTGCATTGACTGCTCCGCGGTTCATGATTGTCCGCACGACGCCAAGTTTGAGAACGCATTCACTCACCGTAAGGTTTGCGGTACTTGTGGGGCGCGTTCTGGTTTTCGCGACGTGGTAGGCCGGTGGGTTTCATTCGCCCGAACCTGGAGCCCATCGACCTGGGGCAAAGGCTGCTGGGTATTCGACTTTTGCACGTCGCCAGGGAGAAATCCGGACGGGACCAAGAGGGCGTCCAAATGAAGCCCGCAGCGATGACGCTTTTCAAGCCTAAGCCGAAGCGCGCGAAGGCCATAGACCGTGAAGGAATGGAGCAGGCCGCGCTCATTAAGGAAATCTGCCTTCGCTATCCCGGCGCTGCCAAGCTGATGTTCCACGTACCAAATGGCGGGCATCGTCACAAGCTGGTTGCCATGAAGCTGAAAGAGCAGGGCGTGAAGGCCGGCGTTCCTGATCTGGTGCTGCCCATGGCGCGTGGCGGGTACTTCGGGCTTTACATCGAATTCAAGGCCATGCCGCCATTCGATGCTGCGGTTTCGGCAAGCCAGGACGCATACATCCACGCACTCACAGAGCAGGGTTATCTGGCCATAGTTTGCCGAGGGCACATAGATACGCTTGAGGTGATCCGTGCTTACCTGCTCCAACCACGGACGAGGGCCGCAGCATGACTGCCGCAGTGCGCATCACCGACGCCGAAATCAAACGCCAAGCCGCCGGCAGTGAGCGGGATCTGCGCGACGTCGAGAATCGGGGCCTGTACCTGCGTTTCACGCGGGACCGCGCCCGCGCATCGTGGTACCTGGTGCGCAAGGGTAAGTGGAACCTTGTGGGCAGCTTCCCCGACCTGACCGCCAAACAGGTGGTCGCGGCACTGCCCTCTATCCGACTGCGCATCGAGGCCGGGGCCAACTCGACGCTGTCCAAGTGGGCGACAACGGGCGAGCTGCTGAACTGGTTCGCCGAGCGATACGCACGGGACCGTAGCCTCTCGGACAAACGCAAGAAGACCGGCGCGTCGATGATCAAATGCCACCTCATGCCGTGCCTGGGCGAAACGCCCTTGGCCAACATCGACAAAGCCACCCTCGACAGCCTGCTCATGTGGCCGATGCAGGAAAGCGTCTCCATCGACTACGTGCGATCGGCATTTCAGTTACTGGCATTGGGCTTCGGTCAGGCATTCAAACTGCGCCTGATATCGGCCAACCCGATGAAGGACATCAAGTTCAAGGACTTCTCAACAGCCAAGGTCGGCATCAAGGCGTCCCGGCTGCGCGGCACCCAGTTACAGGAGCTGCTCCACCATCTGGCCGGGGTCATCGAGTCCAATCCGCACGACGGCATGCTGGCCGTGATGATGCTCTGCCACGGCACGCGCATCGGCGAAACCCGGCAGGCCCGCTGGTCTCATATCAGCTTAGCGGAGCGTGAGTGGTTTATTCCCAGCGAGAACACCAAGACCGGTGTCGAGCACCACCTGCCACTGACAGACCAGGTGCGGCAGTTGCTGATCTGGTACCGCGACAAACAGCAGGCCGGTGGCTATGACGGGCAGTTCCTGTTCCCCGGTCGTGGTGGTGCCGGTCTCAGCGAAGGCCGGGCCAGTGCCGTATTCGCTCGGGTAGGGAAGGGCGAGTGGACCAGTCATGACCTTCGCAAACTGGCTCGTACTTGCTGGGCAGACATCGGCATCGATCATCTGATTGGTGAGCTGCTGATCAACCACGCCATGGGCCACAACGTGAAGGTCTACGTCCAGTCGGGTGTGATGGCCCGCAAGCGTGATGCCCTGATCAAGTGGAACGCCCATCTAGACGGGAAGGGCTTCGACCTCATTCACGCATTGACCGGCTTTAGATTCGAAGATTCTGATAATCAGCTACAGCCCACGGATGGCGTGGCCTCTGGCGCAGTTGCCAACACCACCATAGGCGAGGTTTAAAAATGATGATTATGGTCGATCACCGCCGAAAGCTGGCAGTCCAGCCCGGCGATATCAGTTCGATGCAGATGGCGCAGGGCATCGGTGGCCGCTGGATTTTGGAGCTGCACATGATCTCTGGCAGGGAGATTGTGATACCGGCCAGCAACGACCTCGGCCAAGTCGATCTGAACGTGATCCATGCCCAGTTAATGGAGGCAAGCGAGTGAGGAAGAGTCACGGCCCAGCCTTTCGCAAGGTGATGAAGCCGCTCCGAGCTTGCTACGACTGTCGCGGCAGCGGTCTTCGCATGGGCATGTTCCATCAATTGGAATGCGCTACCTGTAACGCGTCGGGCTGGGTCTGCGCCGAAACGGGCGAGGCGCTGCCTCTGGCTGACCTGGTGCTGCAACTGGGCATGAAGCTTCGGGCCGTGGAGCGCGAACTGGCTTTGGCCGATCAGCAGTCAGGCCCGCAGCAGCAATACGAACAGAACAACCGCCGCGGCGCCGGCGGATCGAATTACACAGGGGATTAAGCGATGGGCATCTATAACGACGTGATGGGCACCCTGGTACGTGTACTGGCCGCCGACAACATCGACAACAGCACCAAGCAGAGCTGGCAGAAGCTGATCGATGCTGACCTTCGCCAGGGTGGCAACGGCAGTTCGATCTCTGTCCGAGACAAATTCGATTACGACTGCTGCCTGTATGCGCTGCTGCATCGCGAGCTGGCCCCGGCTCAATGGGACGTGCTGGTAGCCAAGTATTCAACGCATAAGGCGAACAAGGTGGCCTCGATTGGTCGTCTCGCGAGCCGCATCACGTCACCGGCGCCGCAACTCTTCCTTTATAAGGCGCTGACTGCGTGGGCAATCCCGCAGCTCAAAGGCGTCCAGACTGGCAAGCGCTCCACAGACATGATCGTGTTGCCTGCTGAGTTCTACGACATGAACACATGGGACCCGGCAGCCTCCCCGGAGCGGACTCGTCGAGGCTGGAGGGCTGGGATCCATAAGCGCCTTGAGTCGTTGGAAGAGGCGGCAGTGATTCACGCCACCGAGCTTTTCGACCTGGAACAGATATTCCTTGACGCCGCTTGACGAATCGGCCGATTGGCCGTAAATTCACCCCATCATGTCGATCCTACGCGTTATGAGAGAAGACCCCAAAAGCCCAGCCACCAAGCTGGGCTTTTTTGTTTCCACAAACAGAAAACCCGGCCGAATTTGAGCCGGGTTTTCTTCTTTTATCGTCGATTTTGTTGCATAGTTAGCAGCTGCAATTGTTCGAGTAGCGACGGTGGAAGCGAACAGGGATATGGTGTTTGAGGCTCTTGGCATCGTAGCGCGCCGAGCCGATGAGCGAGGCTTGATCCTGGCCGAGTTCATGGCAGCGGCTGCTGGAAGTTGGAAGATAGAAGAAGAGTTACTCCAGCATTTGATTGAGGTTGAGCTTCTGGTCCTTGATGGTGCCACGGAACATGCTGCCGCGAGAGTTCGTCTCACTTCATCTGGGCGCGATCTACTCACGCGGGAATCCACTCGACGTTCGTGATGCCAAGTCTCTCTGCCTGAGGCTTACTCAGTTTGGGCACTGGGTCGGTTCGATATTTAGGGATCTGACCGATACCAGCATCCAGAGTCGCCCAATGCCACGCTTCCGCATTGCTCATTGTGGCCGCGCGGACATAGAAAGATTTGTAAGTGCCGTGTAATAGGTAATCGATACGGTAGTGATGTTCCAGTGGCATGGCGGGCTCTCGTTATGACAATGTCACCAGATTGATAAAAAGCCTCCCGAGAAGATTCATAGATTTTTTCAATGCTTTACATAGATTTCAAGCCTCGGCATTTGCCGGGGCTTTTTGCATTCTGGAGTGACGGATGGACCCTACTGACCTCGGACCAGGCACAGCTACCTGGCTGGGCGGTACTGGCACGGTGTTGCTTGCAGGCTTCTTGTGGCTGCGCAAGTTTCTCTCGCGGGATGCGGCGGATCGGGCGATGGATAACGCCGATATCGGCACCGTCCGCCGGCTGAACGAACTGTTGGACTCGGAGCGCCAGGCGCGTAGAGAGGCAGAAGCACGTGCTGATCAGTTCGCCAAAGAACGTAACGAGCTCGCCGCAGCAGTTGGCCGGATGGAAGGGAAGATTGAAGCCCTGACCAGCCAAGTCGCCCAGCTAACACAGCGCGTCACCCAGCAAAGCGACGAGATCACTCGGCTTCGCACCAAGTTGGGAGGAATCAACTGATGGACAAATGCGCAATCAACTTCATCGCACGTCATTGGTGGCGTCGGGTAGAGGTTTGGCTGATCGCTATTCTGCTGCTATCGGGTGGTGCCATGCTCGGCTTCCAGGCGGCGCAGTGGTCGCTCGCCGGTTGGTATAGCGCTCAGGTCTCAGAGGTGCGCCGCGGCTATGACGAAGCCACAAAGCAGCGTGATCTCCGACTCACCAAGTTGGCGGACAAGACCACTGATGCTGCGTCGAAGGTTGAAGCAGCGTCAGCCAGCGCTGTTCATGCGGCAGATACTGCGAGCAAGGCTGCTGATAAGGTCAATGAGGCGGTGGAGCGGCAGAGCCCATGACCGCCGCGCTCAAGCTGGTTCCCCTCTGGGTATGGGCAGCACTCGGTCTGCTGACATCTATTGGCTATTTGGCGTGGCGGCTGGATAGCGTTAAGGCTGATCGTGTCGCCGTGACGCTGGAGCGTGACACCGCCCAGGCTAAGGCCGCGTCATTGGCAGGCACCCTGCGCCTGCAGCGCCAAATAACCCATGACATAGATCAGGTAGCTGACGATGCGAAAGCCAATGCTGACCATGTTACGGCTGCTGTCGCTGTTGCTGCTGATCGGGCTGACAGCCTGCAGCAGCAAATCACCAGTCTCCTTGCCGCCAGAAAGCCCTGTTCTGCCCCGGCTACCGCAGGAGGCAAGACAAGAGACGACCTTGCCGCAGTGCTTGCCGACTTGCGTCGAAGCGCTGACGAAAGAGCGGGAAGCCTGGCTGAAGCGCTTGACCGCAGTCGAATAGCGGGGCTGGCCTGCGAGGCTGCTTACTCAGCGGCACAGAACAGATGAAGAAGTCCTGGTCAGTCACAGCGCCAGGCTATCCACCATTCCCCATGATCATGCAAGAAGACCACGACCACGCTGGAGCACTGGCATTCGCCCAAGGCATCTGGCCTAACGCGACAGTCGAGTGAGCCCCTATGAAATTTCGTAAGAAGGCAGTAGTAGTCGAAGCCATCACCTTTGATGAGCTGGTCGCCTATGGCTTGGCCAATAGCGCAAACATCCAGCGTGGCATGGCTTGGTCATTCGAGTACGCCGGTCATGGCATCACCCATGAGAACGACGACTGCTACTTGATCCCCACGCTTGAAGGCACGATGCGCTTTGAACGCGGTGACATGCTGATCACTGGCGTGAAGGGTGAGATCTACCCTTGCAAGGGTGACATCTTTGCGATGACTTATGACCCGGCCGAGCAGAGCATCGAAGTTCTGAGCGGCTTCACTACCGGGTATGTCATCGACCCGCTTGAGTCTGCCATCTCCACTACTGTGGGCATGCTGCGTGACGAACATCAGCAGATGACCGAGGCTGGTGTGAAGGAGGACACAGCGTTGTGTGATCGCCTGGGCTAACACCTCGACAATCTGCTGGCAATCCAGATCGAGCGGGTGACTGCTGATGAAACGGTCTGAACAGTCTCGCCTCAGTTACCTGTTGTCGGCTCGGCCCTTGCTCATCAAGCAGGACGGCATTCATGTCTGCTTGCACGACGCATTCAGTGGTGAAGTCTTGGGCGGTCAGATGCGTGTGTCATTGCATCAGGAGCCTGACTCCCTCGCTGTGCTGCGGGTTGAGTTTTCCATCGATGGCGAAATGGTCAGGCTTGTCGGCAATTGATGCGCACGCTTGGAGATTGACTCATGAGCAGGCTGACCACAATCAAACCGCGCTTCAAAGAGGTTCAAGGTCGGCAGCTGGGGACAGCATCAAGCCCCGACGGCGAGCGTGGTTGGGGTAATGGAAGGGGCGGTCGCCCATGGCGGCGAAAGCGCGAACTGATCCTGATCCGCGACAAGTACACCTGCCAAGTCTGCCAGCTCGTCACGCTGGATCTCGAAGTTGACCACATCGTCAACATCGCCCAAGGCGGGACTGATGATGATGCCAACCTGCAGGCACTGTGCGTTCCTTGCCACCAGGCGAAGACGGCGCGAGAGGCGGCGCAAGGTGGGTGCTAGAGGCACGTCAATGGCGTGCTTCAAAGAGAAGAAAACGCCCCGTTTTCCGTGTGGCACGTCACTGCCCCGGCGGGGCGGGTCGAAACCGTGGGACCTTTGGTGCCGGACACCGCCCCCGACCGCACGTAGAGATTTTTTCCCCCTCATAGGTTTTTTGTTAAATGGCACTGACCCCAAAAAAGCAGGCATTCGTCTCTGCCAAGAGGGAAGGTGCGTCTAATAAAGATGCAGCGATAGCCGCAGGTTATGCGGCTTCCAGCGCTCCGCAGGCTGGCGCGCGACTCGCAAAAGACCCTTACGTCATCGCCGCACTGGGCGCCCTAGCAGTTAACAAAAAAGTTAACAAATTTGTTAAAGGCGACGCACCACCAAAAGCGGTAGAAAGCCGGGCTGCTCCGAACGAAGCAGCAACGCAGGACCATGGCGAAGCGAGCTTCGACTTCAGCAGGGCCATTCGCTTCACTGATCCCAAAGAGTTCTTACTTGCCACGATGAATGACTTCGAAACCGACTCGAAACTACGTGTCGATGCAGCGAAGGCGTTGATGCCGTTCATTCATCCCCGCAAAGGTGAGGGCGGCAAGAAAGAAGAAAAGGAAAATGCCGCCAAGTCTGCATCGAAAGGAAAGTTTGGTGCATCCCCACCACCCCCTGGCCATTTACGATCGGTGAAATAATTGAGCGAACCTACTTGGGACACGTCGTGCCCCGATTGGGAGTCGCGAATCGTCAACCGGCAGTCACTTGTGCCGTTCCCGCCGCTGTTTCCAGCTGAGGCAGAGGCCTGCATGCAGGTCCTGAACGACCTGAAAATTGTGGACGCACCTGGTAGCCCTCTGATTGGGGACTCCTGTGCTCCGTGGATAGCGGACTTGGCCGGGGCAATTTTCGGCGCGTACAACGGCGATACCGGGGAGCGACTGATTCAAGAGTTCTTCCTGCTCATCAGCAAGAAGAACGCAAAAAGCACCGTTGCCGCAGCAATCATGCTCACCGTCCTGATCAGGAACTGGAGGCAGTCGGCAGAATTCATCATCCTTGCACCGACGATCGAGGTCGCGAATAACGCCTACGCCCCGGCCCGCGACATGGTCAAGCATGACGAAGAGCTGTCGGCTCTGTTGCACGTGCAGGACCACCTGCGCACGATCACCCATCGAGAGTCTGGTGCGACTCTGAAGGTCGTCGCTGCGGATCAGAATACGGTAGGCGGAAAAAAGGCGGCTGTCGTTCTCGTTGACGAGCTTCACCTGTTCGGTAAGAACCCGCATGCCGCGAACATGCTGCGTGAGGCGACCGGCGGACTGGCCTCAAGGCCGGAAGGGTTTGTTATTTACCTGACCACCCAGTCGGACCAGCCGCCGGCGGGCGTGTTTCGGGAAAAGCTGCAGTACGCCCGGGGCGTACGCGACGGCACGATCATCGACCCGAATTTCTTGCCGGTCATCTACGAGTTTCCTCAACGCATCCTGGATGCAAAAGAACACCGAAACCCGGAAAACTTTTACATCACCAACCCAAACATGGGGTATTCGGTGAGCGAGAAGTTTCTGATTCGGGAAATGAAAAAAGCCGAAGAGGCGGGCGAGGCAGAAGTGCTGGGCTTTATGTCCAAGCATCTGAACGTTGAGATCGGTCTGGCGTTACGTTCTGATCGATGGGCAGGCGCGGACTTTTGGGCAGCCGCAGCGGTGCCCGTGCTGACGCTGGACATGCTCATCGCGATGTCAGAGGTCATAGACGTCGGCATTGATGGTGGCGGCCTTGATGACTTGCTGGGATTCGCCGCGGTGGGCCGTGACAAACGAACTCGGGACTGGCTGGTTTGGACTCATGCCTGGGCGCACCCTTCGGTGCTTGAGCGGCGAAAGTCCGAAGCTCCGCGCTTCCACGACTTCGAAAAGGATGGAGACCTCACGTTATCCATCCGCATTGGCGACGACGTTTCAGATGTCGCCGATCTCGTCGAACAGATCGAGGCTTCGGGCCTGCTCGACAAAGTGGGTGTTGACCCGGTAGGCATTGGCGCGATTTACGACGCCATGATCGAGCGGGAGATTCCCGCCGAAAAAATTGTAGCGATCAGCCAGGGCTGGAAACTTGGCGGCGCCATTAAGACCGCCGAACGCAAGCTGGCAGAAGGGGGAATGAAACACGCCGGCCGCCCAATGATGGCCTGGTGTGTTGGCAACGCCAAAGTCGAACCTCGCGCCAATTCGATACTGATCACCAAGCAAGCCAGCGGGTCGGCCAAGATTGACCCTCTGATGGCTCTCTTCAACGCTGTGACCTTGATTTCCTTGAACCCTGAAGGCCGGGGGAATGACGACTTCATGGCCGCCATTCGGAATCCGATCATCGTATGAATCCACTGCACGTATACATCTTTACCGCTTTGGCTGGGTTCGCCGTGGGTGTCAGCGGTGTCTATGTCCTGTTTGGTTTGGGCTGGTCTTTGCTGGCGGGCGGAACTTCTTTACTTCTAATCGCTGGTTTTGTGCGCAAGGGGCTGACAGGTGACTAAATCCTTATCGGCCGTGATTGGCCGAGCAGCCAGCAAGCCAAAAGCCTCACTGGGCGAATGGTTCGGAAAGTCCATCAAGCTGAGTGATGGTGGGTTCTGGGGCCAGTTCCTCGGCGGTCAGTCCAGCTCCGGAAAGACTGTAACCGTCGACAATGCGATGCAGCTTTCGGCCGTTTGGGCCTGCGTACGGATCATCTCGACTTCGGTTGCGGGTCTTCCGCTCGGTGTCTATCGCCGTGAAGTCGATGGTGGCCGTAAGGACGCGCGCGACTTTGGTTTGTATGACGTTATCCACAACAGTCCCAACGAGGACATGACGGCGTTTCAGTTCTGGCAGGCGATGGTTGCCGCTATGTTGCTGCGCGGAAACGCTTTCGCGGAGATTCTGCGCATTGGCTCTCGTATCGTCGCACTGGATTTCCTCCTTCCATCGCGAGTTGATCTTGACCTTGATGACGAAGGTCGAATCACTTACTGGTACAGGCCAAGGAAGGGTGCGCGGCGACAGATCGACCGCCAAAATATGCTTCACATCCCGGCGTTCAGTCTTGATGGTCGAGTGGGGCTTTCGGCTATCCGTTACGGTGCTGACGTTTTCGGCGCCGCGATGTCGGCTGATGATGCGGCGAACGGCACCTTCAAGAACGGGTTGTTACCGGCGGTGGCTTTCAAGGTTGACCGGATACTGAAGCCTGAGCAGCGTGATGAGTTTCGCGACTATGTGAAGCAGATATCAGGCGCGCTGAATGCTGGTCGGTCCCCTGTGCTTGAGCAGGGGATCACCCCAGAGTCCATCGGTATTGACCCGGTTGACGCCCAGCTCTTGGAGTCCAGGTCATACAGCATTGAAGAAGTCTGCCGCTGGTTTGGCGTCCCACCCTGGATGGTTGGCAAGACGGATTCCGGCAGCAACTGGGGAACAGGCCTCGAACAACAGATGATCGCCTTTCTGACATTCAGCATCAGTTCGATCACCAATCAGATCCAGCAGTGTGTGAACAAGCGGCTTCTGACGCCAGTCGAGCGGCAGTCACATTATGCAGAATATTCGCTAGAAGCCTTTCTCAAGGCCGACAGCGCCGGACGTGCTGAGTGGTACAGCAAGATGACCCAGAACGGGATCATGACCCGCGATGAGTGCCGAATTAAAGAAAACCTGCCTCGCCATGGCGGAAACGCTGCGGTGCTCACTGTGCAGACCAACCTGGCGCCCATCGACAAGTTGGGCAATTCAACCGATGGCCAAGCCGCGCAGGCCGCCCTTAAAAACTGGCTTGGCCAGAATCAGGAGTAACCATGCAGCTGAACATTAAGGCCGGCAGCTTTCGCTGTGAGCTGAGCCCTCGTGCGCTCGATATGTGGAATCCGGACCTTCGCGCTGCACTGGAAGCCGGTACCGACACCATCACCATGTACGGAATCATCGGTGAAGACTGGTACGGTGATGGCGTTACGCTCAAGCGTGTAGACGCTGCTCTGCGCGCCATTGGCGACAAGCCCGTCACGGTCTACATCAACTCCCCTGGTGGCGACATGTTTGAGGGGATCGCGATCTACAACCGTCTCCTTGAGCACTCGCAGGAAATCACCATCAAGGTGCTTGGCCTGGCAGCTTCGGCCGCGTCGGTAATCGCAATGGCCGGGAACAAGCGGGAAGTGGCCAAGACGGCCTTCCTCATGATCCACAACTGCTGGACCTACTACGCCGGTAATCGCCATGCGATCCGCGAACTGGCCGACACGATGGAGGAATTTGATCGCGCGATGATCAGCCTGTATTCGGACACCAGTGGGCAGGACGAAAAGACGGTTGAAAAAATGCTCGACGCCGAGACCTACATGAACGGCGCGAACGCAGTTGAGAAGGGCTTCGCGACGGGGCTTATTTCCGCCGCCGAAGTTGCAGAAGTCCCTGATGACGAACAAGCCCAGGCGCATTCGGCTCGGAAACTGGACGCCGCGCTGGCGAAGTCGGGCATGCCCCGCAGCGAACGTCGCAAGCTTATTTCTGAAATCAAGACCGGCACGCCTAGCGCTGCTGGCGGCGACAAGCCTCGCGCTGTCGTGCCGGGTATGCCTAGCGCTGCCCTTGATGTATCCGCGTTTGAAGAAACCGCAAATCAGGCGTCAGCACTCCGGGGACTGTTCCCTGGCGGCTAAGCGACTGAATCCGCAACCGATTACAAACCGCCCGAGTGGCGGTTTTTTCATATCTGAAAGGACCAAAAAACATGCCAGCTCCTGATTACGCACAAATTGAAGCTTCCCAGAAACAAACCCAGGCCGACTTGAAAGCCGTTGGCGATCAGATCAAAACCTATGCCGAGCGAACCGAGAAGGAAATCAAAGCCTCGGGTGAAATGCAGGCTGAAACCCGCGGCAAGGTGGACGAACTGCTGATGAAGCAGGGCGAGCTGCAGGCGCGCATGCAGGAAGCGGAACAGAAGCTGGTGAATGCTGGTAAACGCCAAGAACCTGGTGTTCAGCAGTCGGCTGGCGACATGGTCGCGACCAAAATGGCAGAAGAGGGCGTTACGAGTTCCTTCCGTGGCTCGCGACGTGTTGAAGTTCCTCGCGCTGCCATTACCTCTGCCCCGACTTCCGGCGGCGCCCTGGTCCAAGGCGAGCGCGTCGGCGTGATCCTGGCGCCGCAGCGCCGCCTGACCATCCGCGATCTGGTGGCCCCAGGTACCACGGGCAGCAGCTCCGTCGAGTACGTGCGCGAAACCGGCTTCACCAACAATGCTGCCATCGTTGGTGAGGGCTTGGCCAAGCCGTACAGTGAGCTGACCTTCGCGCTGGAAAACGCGAACGTGCGCACCATCGCTCACTTGTTCAAAGGTAGCCGTCAGATTCTGGATGACGCGTCTGCCCTGCAAAGCTACATCGATGCGCGTGCGCGCTACGGCTTGCTGATGGCTGAAGAAGCGCAGTTGCTCTACGGCAATGGCACAGGCAACAACCTCAAGGGCATCATTCCCCAGGCTCAGGCCTACGCTGCCCCTGGCGGCATTGTTGTCGAAGCTGAACAACGCATTGACCGCATCCGCCTAGCGCTCCTGCAGGCCATGCTGGCTGAATTCCCATCCACTGGCATAGTGCTCAACCCGATCGACTGGGCTGCGATTGAGCTGCTGAAGGATGGCGACGGCCGTTACATCATCGGCAAGCCTCAGGACGGCACCACTCCACGCCTGTGGAATCTGCCGGTGGTTGAAACTCCAGCCATTGTGCAGAACCAGTTCCTGGTGGGCGCATTCAGCCTCGCCGCGCAGATCTACGACCGCATGGGTATCGAAGTTCTGATCTCGACCGAAAACGCCGACGACTTCGAGAAAAACATGGTGTCCATCCGCGCTGAAGAGCGGCTGGCCTTCGCTGTGTATCGTCCCGAAGCTTTCGTGACCGGCGACCTTACCGCCGCCTGATACCCCACCACCGAGCGCCGCCTGCGGGCGGCCTCGCTTCTCAGGAGTTCATCAAATGGCACGCACCAATACGACCCATAAGGCTAAGCCCGTAGTGAATGAACCAGCTACAGCCACCCAGCCGATTACTCAAACCTCTGCCGTGGCTGACAGTCCCTCGTCGACGGTAGCACCTGAAGATGCACTGACATCAGATACTGGCGCGGCATCAGCCCAAGCTGCAACGCCAGGTGCTCTGACCCAGGTTGCGACGGATGCAACGGTAGACATCGCCGATGCAGCAGCCCATGAAGCTGAACTGACCGAAGCCAGCACGACTGCGGAGGTCACCATCTATCCGCTGCGCAGTTATCTGGATGGTAAGGAAGTGCGCCGCGCTGGCAGTGATGGCTACAAGTCTCCGAAACACGATGCCGTGTCGCTCATCGCTGCCGGTCTTGCCACTGACAAAAAACCGAAGGTCTGACATGAACGCGATCAGCACGGATGAAGCGATGCAGCACGTGCGTGCTGATGACGCGGATCGTAACCATGTCGAGCTGCTACTCGCTGCGGCTGAAGACAGCGCATCGCAGTTCATGAACCGCCGCTTTTATGTCGATGAGGCGACTCTCGAAGCTGCTGTTCTGAATGGCTCGGCTGGCGTTGATCCGATTCTGATCAACGCTTCTGTTCGGGCGGCCTGCCTGCTGATTCTCGGCAGTCTGTATGCAAATCGTGAAGACGTTGTCGTTGGTGTGACAGCGAGCGAGTTGCCCATGGGTTCTCGTTCGCTCCTGACGCCGTACCGTATCGGCTGGGGGGTCTGATGAGAGCAGGTCCGCTGAACAAGCACTGCGGATTGATGGAGTCGCAGAAGGTCAAGCGCCCCGGCGGCGGTTTCGACGAGTCCTGGATAGAAATTGGCAAACTCTGGGCGGAAATCTCCACCCCGACTGGCCGGACGGCTCCGATGGCTGACCGCCTGGAAGCTACTGTCACCGCAGAAATCAAAATCCGGTACCGATCTGACGTAATTGCAGGCATGCGCTTGGCTTACAGCAGAGGTACATACCTGGTCGAGGCTGCTCTGCCTGACCGAGATCCCGCGATGCTTCGGCTGTTGTGCTCAAGCGTCACCAACCCCTGAGGTTTTCTATGAAAGTACGTGCATTGGCCGGTATCTCTGGCCCATTTGGCTCCCACAGTGCCGGCGATGAATTTGAAGTGGCTGCCGCCTTGGGCAAAGAGCTGATCGAGCGAAAGCTTGTTGAGGCGGTAACGGCGCCGACCAAGCCCCAGGCAGAGTCACCCGCTGCGAAGGAGTAAGTCATGGCGCCGCGCAGATCCAGAATGTCGGGTGACTTCAAGCTGCGAAAAACGCTGCGCAACATCCACACCCAGCTCGATAACGAGCTAAAGCCCGCCATGCAGGCGGCTGCTGATCAGCTTCTTGCCAGTATGAAAGAGATGATCCCTAAGGATACGGGGGAGGGCGCGGCTGCGCTGACGGCTTTTGTGTCCAAAAGCGGACTCGATGCGCAGGTCGGCTTGCGCGGGAAAAAGAATAATCAGCGATTCTACTACCTTCGTTTCCTTGAGTACGGGACCAAGGGCTATGACGGCAAAAAACGGGCTGGGAATCGTAATAAGAGGGTTACCAACAAGTCGAACGGCTCGGCATTCTTCGGCAAATACCCCGACATCCCAGCCCGCCCGGCTCATCCTTGGTTGCGCCCGGCCTATGACGTGAACAAGGAATTCATTCTGGCCAGTATCAACCACGCGGTCAGCAACACCCTGAAACGGGCAGTACAGGAGTTGGGCAATGGCTGATCCTTCCTTTGCTCTTCAGGTCGCCATATTTGAACGTATGGAAGCCGAGCTCTCGTGCCCGTTCTATGACTCTGTGCCGATGAACTCGCCGTTTCCCTATGTGACGATCGGTACTGAGATTTCGAGCAATGACGACACCATCAATGCCCGCCGCGACATTCGGCTGTTCTATCTCACTGTCTGGTCTGACTTCGAGGGACAAGAACAGGTGAAAAAGCTGATGGCCGAGGTCGATGCCGCGCTTCATGAGCGCCCAATGCCTCTGTCCACGGGTAGGGTCGTTTCAATCCGGGTCACTCGCAAGCAGGCGAGGCCCGAGCCGGACGGTGTCACCTACCAGGGCAGCGTCACGCTCCGAATCCTCACCACGCATTAACCGCTGAACCAACGCCGCCACGCGGCTTCATCACCTGTCCTCAGGAGGACTACCCATGCCTATCAATACCGGCGCTGGCACGCGACTTTATATTGGGCCGCGTCTCGCTGCCGCGCTGCCCAAGCTCAAGGCTGATGCCATCACGCTGCTTGCTGCGATCACTTACACCGAGGTCGGCGAGCTGGAAAGCATCGGCGATTACGGCGACACCATCAACGACGTGACCTTCTCCGGTCTCGCGGCCGGGCGAGCGCAGCACTTGAAGGGCCTGGCTGACGCTGGTTCTTCTGAGCTGTCCATCGGCTTCGATGCCGGTGATGCCGGCCAAATGGCGATGGTCGCAGCATTCCTGGATCGCTCCCGCTATGACTACCCGATCAAGGTCGTGTACGTCGATGGCGAGACCGATTACTTCGCTGCCAAGGTCATGAGCAACAAGAAGACCGGCATCAGCGTCGAGGGCGTGCTGAAGCGCACCGTCACCCTGGGTATCAACTCGGAAATCTACGAAGTAGAAGCCGAGTAAGTCCCTCTGCCGTCTCCATTCCGGCGGCGGCAACCTAACTCCATATCCCATCGCGAGAATAACCCATGTCCAAGACTGAACACGGCACTGTCATCATTACCGGCGGCGACATCACCTTTACCCTGAAACCGACTCTGCGTGCATTTCGCGAGATTGAGCGTCGATTTGGTGGTGTTATCTCTGCCATGCAGGCAATTGGCGCAGGGAACGTTAGCAACGTCTCGTTCGTCATCGCGGCAGGAACCGGTGTTGATACCGGTAAGCGCAAGGAGGTCGAAGCGGTCGAAGAGCAGGTTTTCGCTGCTGGCGTGAACACCGTGACCTCCCAAGTGATGCCATTTCTCAATGCGCTTATGAATCCGGCTGGCAAGACCGACGCCGAGATTGAAAAAGAGAAAGAAGAAGCCTCGGGAAACGAGTAAAGGCGGGCCCGGAAGTCGGCACGGTAGATCTGATCTTCAAGATTGCTACCGGCTGGCTGGGCTGGTCAGCCGATCAGGCATGGGACACCCCCATGGTTGAAACGCTGCTGGCTTGGGAATCGAAGCGTCAGTTCATGATCGACACGAATCCGAACGGAAGCGGCGAGAAAAACGACAAGCAGTCGAAAATTCAAGTGGCCAAGGAAGCACGAATGGGGTTCAGGGTGGCCGCGCTGAGTCGGAAGGCGTCATAACTTGCCCTGCTCAGGGAGGGCAGGCAGCCATGGTAGAGTTACGGCTCAACTATGGAGGGATATGTAGTGCGTGGATTTGGATATTTAGTACTCGTTTTAGGTGTCGTCGGCCTGATCGCCGCCTTGAATATGGATGTTTCCGTGTCCTCTGGGTTTAGTCGTGTCAACAACCTCGGCCTTATGGCTGAGCGACAAAACTACACGATCGTCGCCGGCTTGGCGGTGCTTGTCGGCCTAATCATGGTTGTATTTGGCCGCGTCGGTAGCGCGAACTCGGCAGCGGCCTCAGCATCGACGGAATACGACACCCGGCCATGCCCTCTATGTGCAGAGACGATCAAACGCGCCGCCGTAAAGTGCAAGCACTGCGGATCAGATATTGACGCATTAGCTAAACCACCTATCGCCCCCGTAAGCCTAGATGATGGGAAAGGCGGCTGGACCGTTCGTTTTGATTGCGCATCTAAAGAGCAGATGGATCACGTGAAAAACCTCATTGCTGAGATGAGCGGAGTGATCAGAAAAAATGATGGAATGACTGTAGTTACCGGTTTCTTCCGAGAAAAGGACGACGCTAAAGATTTTAGAAACCGCTTCGCTGAACGTAACGGCACCAGCGGCGAGCTGTACTTCCAGCTAGCGGAAAAATTCAACATCTAACCAATTCAAAACCTGCGCTGAGCAGGATTTGCAATTAACCGGCCATGTGCCGGTTTTTTTATGCCTGGAGAAAAGTACATGGCTGACGCCGACGTTCAAGGCATGCTGATTCGCATTGAAGCGACAACGGCGCAGCTCCGTCAGGAAATTGCGCGTGGAGAAGCTGCAGTTGCCCAGTCGGCCGGCAAGATGGATACCAGTCTTGGTCGTATCGATTCCGCATTTGATCGTGCAGGCTCTAGCGCTCAAAGCGCTTCAGGTCTTATCAAGACCGCTATGGCTGCTGCAATCGGCGCAGCCTCTATCAGCACCATCGTCAAGGCCGCTGATTCCTATTCGCAGATGTCTGACCGCATCGGCATGGCTACAAAAAGCTTTGCCGAGTACACAACTGTTCAGGATCGGCTGTTAGCTACCGCTAATCGTACCTACCGCCCGCTTGAAGAAGCTCAAGAACTTTATATCCGTACGTCTGACAGCTTGCGATCAATGGGCCTCAGCGCAAACCAGTCCATGGATGTCATGGATAGTTTCAGCTATCTGCTGGTGACCAACTCCGCATCGGCTGATAAGGCAAGCTCTGCCATTGACGCTTATTCCAAGTCGTTGCAGACCGGGAAGGTAGAGGCTGACTCTTGGCAGGCTATGCTCGCGGCGATGCCGACGATTGTTGATACCCTGTCGAAATCAACCAACAAATCAGCAGAGGAGATAAGGAGCCTCGGCGCACAGGGGAAGCTCAGTCTCGACATATTGACAAAGGGCCTGCAGAAGAGCTCGGAGGCCAACGGCCTACTCGCCGACAAAATGGGTGTTGCTGTTCGAGATGCAGTCGTAGCTCTCAACAACGCTTTTTCTGTTTACGTCGGTCAGCTCAATGAATCTACCGATGGCACCGGGCTTCTAGCATCCGGAATTTCCGGGCTTGCGGATAATTTTGGCGCAGTCGCAGAGGTGGCTGGCGTAGTTGCCGCCGGAGCTCTTGCTGTGTACGCGCGCGGCGCCGTGGTGTCGACAGCGGCAACTGCACTTGCCATCAAAGCGAGCATTGAAGAAGCACTGGTTCGTCGCGCTCAAGCTACCTCCGTGCTATTGGCTGCACAGGCTGATCAGCAGAAAGCACAAACCACGGTCTTTCTGGCCGAGAAAGAAGCTATTGCTGCCCGAGGGACTGCAGTTCAAACCCAGATGTCACTGCAGCTCGCAGAAGCTCGATTGGCAGAAACCCGGGCAACGGCGGCGGTCGGCGCAGCCCAGGGCGCAATTGTCGGAACTGGCCGGACCCTGCTCGGGATACTGGGCGGCCCGGTCGGTATTGCCCTTCTTGCCATTGGCGCGGCCACCGCATTTCTAACCCTGCGCGATAACACGAGTGATCTCGAAAAGAAGCTGGGCGACCTTTCCGACCCCATCGACAAGCTCACCAAGAAATTCAACGAACTCGATCGCGCCACGCAATCGGTTACATTGCGAGAGTTGCGCAGTACGATCTCTGACGCCCAAGAGGACCTATCGACCGCTGCCAACTCTATCTCCTTTGAATTTCAAAGCAGTCTTACCAACGCTGGACTGGCTGGCGCTTCTGGATTCATGGCGGGCATTGCGCCGCTGCCTGCTGAGTTCCAGGCCGCCATAGATATTGTAAAAAAGGCTTCGGCTGATCAAGCCACTGGAATGGTAGTTGACTGGAAGGCTGTGGCCGACCAGGTGCGTCAGGTCCCAGGGGTGACCGCAGAGGTTGCTGACGCGCTGGAGAAAAGCGGCGGAGCGGCAGCAACCTCTAATGCTGAGCTTGCGAAGCTAAAGGACACAGTATCTCAGCTCACTGGCGAAACCAACGCGCTCACCCAGGCCGAGCGTGAAAACGCTGCTGCGAAAGCGGAAGCCGCCGGCGTTGGCCAGAAATACCTGGAGCAGTTGCAAAAGCAGCTTGCCACCTCTCAAGACAAAACCGCCGTAGAGGCTGCCAATCGATTCATTTCGGAGAACAAGCTTCTCACCAAAGAAATGGGCGCCGAGATCCTCAAAGTTGCGGCGGCCAAGGACGCGCAAAAGGCTGCGGACGACGCGGCAGCCAAAGCCACTAAAAGTGGAACCAGCGCAGCTAAAGAGGCAGCCACTGAGCTAAAGAACCAGGCTAAGGCGCTTGCTGATCTTAAAACCCAAACCAATATAGCCATCGCTTCTGCGACTGGTTTGGCCGCTGCGTACCTGGCCGGTACAGACAAATCCCGCGAGCTCGGCCTGCAGCAGAAGATCGAAGAGGCGTTGCTGAAAACCGGCTCCGCTGCTCGTGCTGAGGTAATCGCCAAGCTCACTGCTCAGCAGGATGCTCAGGACAAGCTGAACGTCAGCAAAGCTGCGTATGACCTGGGTAAAGAAACGGCTGACATCATCGCTCAGGCCAAAGCCACGCTTCAGGGCGCGGACGCGCTCGCGGCTTACAACCTTGAAAAGTCGATGACCATTGCCCTCGCGGGTAAAAACATCGCCGTTGGGAGCGAGGAATACAAGCAGCTACTGGCGGCAAACAAGGCTCAGTTGGACGCCCTAAAAATCGCGCAGCGGGCGGGTAATGCCACCGGAATCATGGACCGGCTTTACCCTGAAGCGAAGCTGCTCAAGGAATACACCGAGGATCAGAATGCCCTTAATGCTGCCATGGAGCTGTACCCGGCGAAGGCTTCCCAGTATCAGGAAGCGCTGGCGAAGCTTGGCACCGAATACGAGGTAAACCGCAGCAAGGCCACGCTGTGGGGCCAGATGACCGAGGGTGCGATTGATCGCATCGACGAGGCATTTGCCAGCGCGTGGGGCAACATCGGCAGCGGTGCCAATGATCTGTGGGACAACCTCAAAACCGGATTTAAGCAGACGCTGGGCGAAATCGCTCACATGCTCACCACCAAGCCTCTGCTGGCGTCGATCAGCAACTGGCTGACCGGTACCGACAATGGCCAGGGCTTGTCTTCGGTGTGGAGCAAGTTGCTCGGCAGCGCCGGCGGATCCTCCTCTGGTTCATCCGGCGGCGGATTGTTCAGTGGCGTGCTGAGCATGGGCCAGAACCTGATGTCGGCTTGGAACGCCGTCACGGGTGTTGGTTCGTCGGTCATGTCCGGTTATGCCTCGGGCGGTATCGGCGGTGCGATCTCTGGTGGCGCTGGCTACTACGGCAACATGCTCAATGGTATTGCCAGCACTCTATCGAGCGGCTTCACCAGCCTGATCGGCGGCAACATTGCGCTGACGGGTGCAACAGCGGCAGGCACGGCGGCTACCACTGCGGCTCTGACTGGCGTTACGGCTGAGGTGGCGGCGGGTGCTGCGGCGTCTGTGGGCGCAGAAGGCATCACGGCGGCGGCATTGCAGGCAGCCGTAGCCGAAGGTGCAGCATCCATCGGCACGAACATCGGCGTAGCTGGCGCAACTACGGCGGCGGCTTCGTCAGGCTTGGCCGCGAGTGTGTCTGCGGCGCTCAGCAGTGCTGCAGCAATGTGGCCGCTCGCGATCGTCATGGGCATGTATCAATCCGGCAAGCTTTACGATGCCGGGGTCCGTCCCGATGCCGGTGAAATGCTGGATAGTGGCGGCGGCACCGCTGTTGGCAAGGCCACAATGGCCCCGATAGCCCTGCAATCTGGCTTTATGGAACTACAGGACAAGATCACCGGCTCACTCGTTGGTGGCAAGCTGGCCGCGATCCTCTCGGGCTCAACCTTGCACCAGGCGGTGTGGGGCGCTATTGGCAAGAAGCTTTTCGGCGGCGCTTGGGAGACCAAGGACGGCGGCATCTCGCTTGGCGTCCAAGATGGTCAGTTCGAGGCCCAGCAGTACATCGACCAGAAAAAGAAGGGCGGCTTATTCTCCAGCAGCAAGAAGCGCACTCGATATAGCGAGCTTGATACCGAGACCTACAACACGCTGGGCAGCGCTTATAACGACAAAATCCTCAATTCCATGGGCCTGTACGCTTCTCTCGGTGTAGAGCTTAGCGATTCTGTTCTGGACGGGCTGAACATTGCTGCCGAAAAGATCAGCACACAAGGCAAGACCTCCGAGGAAATCCAGACATCACTAGATGCGTGGTTCACTGAGCTGGGCAACCAGGCTGTGTCGGCGATCTCCGCCGCGACCAATTCCGGCTTGGGCGGTTACAACTTTGATCAACTGACCGAGTTTGTTAACAACCTGTACACCGTACGGGACGCCCTCAAGAACTTGGACGTCAAGGTTCTGGACGTGTCCTTGTCCAGCGGCTGGATGGCCGAGCAGCTGATCGCCATGGCGGGCGGGATTGAAGCCTTCAATACCGCGAACAATGCGTACTACAGCGGCTTCTTCAGCGACACGGAGAGGATGGCAGATACGCTGGCGGCGGTGCGCGCGCAGTTCCAGGCGATGAACGTGGTGTTGCCCGAAAATGCTGCCGGTTATCGCGCCATGGTTTCGGCCATCGACGTGACCACCGAGGCAGGTCGGCAGATGTTCGTGCAGCTGACTGCGGCCTCTGAGTCGGCCGCATCGGCTTACGCCATCCTCAAGCAGCGCCAGGCCGACTACTACGGTGCGTTTTACAGCGAGGCAGAAAACACCGCACGCACTATCGCGGAGTCTACTGCCGAGATTAAAAGGCTCGGGGTAACGCTTCCTGGAACCCGTGATGCTTTCCGGAAGATGGTCGAGGACGCTGCCAAACTGACGACCGAAAGCGGAAAAGCGATGTACGACACGCTGATGGGCGTGTCGGGCGCAGCCGGGGCCGTGTTCGATGCCTTGGAGTCGACCGTTCAGGCTGCCGCTGACGCTGCGGCCGCCAAGGCGCAGGCGACCGCCGACCTGCTTAATCAGGGCGTGTCGAACAGTTTCTCTGCGATTCAGCGGGCAATCTCCGCGCAGCAGAAGAAAGCGACCGAGGCTTACAACGCGACAACTGCATCGCTCAACGATATGTCTGCCACGGCATCGCAGAGCGTCACCGACCTGTCGACGGTCAGCAACTCCCTCGAAAGCGCGCTTAAATCTTTGCGCGGCACATCCGGCGATGCCGTCAAGATGCTTCGTTCTCAGGCCGTGGCCACACTCCAGGCCGCGCTGGCTACCGCACGTTCTGGCGGATCGCTGGCAGGCTTCGCAGGCCTCGAAGACGCGCTGGATACGGTCGGTGACAACAACACCGATCTGTATTCGTCCATGGAGGATTTCGCACGGGACCAGGGCCGGACAGCAAACGTCGTCGCCGAGCTGAATGCCATCAACGGCAAACAGCTCACCGCCGCTGAAAAGCTCCAGGCAGGTCTGGAAACTCAGATCGACCAAGCGAAGGAAGCCTATGACGCGCAAATGGCGCAGTACGACCAGCAGCTCGAATTCGCTCAGGCTCAGATGGATGCGCTCAATGGCGTAGACACCTCGATCATGACGGTTACGGCTGCGATCAACGCCATGAACATCGCCGTGGTTGCGGCGCTTCAGGGTGCGCTGGCCGGTGCCGGTAAGGCGAATACACCAGGCAACAACGCGACACTGGTAGAGACGCTTTACAGAACGGTCCTCGGTCGAAGCTCGGATGCTGAAGGCGCTGCGTACTGGGCTGCGAAGCTGCAGAGCGGGGCAGTCACGTACCAACAGGCAGCGGCAACCATCGCCAAAGAAGCGTTGGCGCTCGATGCGACCAAGTACGCAGGCGCGGTCAGTCAGGCTGCTATCGCTGCTTCCAAGGCGGCGGCTCAGGCCTATCTGAATAACCAGAAGGTTCCCGCATATGCCTCGGGCGGTTTGATCACCGGCCCTGGCACCGGCACCAGTGACAGCATTCTTGCCCGTGTGTCTGCGGGTGAATACGTCATGCGCGCCGGAGCGGTGAGTGCTTTCGGCACTGACTACCTCGATCAGATGAACAGCCTGCAGGTTCCTGCTTTTGCGGTCGGCGGGCCGGTGCTGGATGTAGCTGCGCCGGTTCGTATGGCTGCATCCCAGCAGTCAGCAGGTCAGTTGCAGGGCTTCGAAGAGCTGCTGGAAGAGTTTCGCGGCCTGACCAAGGAAGTAAAAGAGCAGCGGGATTATCTGCGCCAAACAACCGTAAACACTGGTCGCACGGAGACTCACCTCGACGCTATCCGGACAGTCGGCTTAAAAGCTATGGAGGCTTAATGGACGTTATTGATCAGGTAGATATAACGCCCGCGATGCTGGTGACGAATGTGCCACTGACTGAGCCAGGCGCTACCGACTGGGTAGCTGGGAGTTATGCCCTCGGCGCCAAGGTCATCAAAAATCGGCACGTATGGGAGTCCCTTGTGGCGGCCAACACCGCCATTCCGGGGGAGGAAGTTGCTACGGCGCTTAGTCCGCTCAAGTGGCTCGACACCGGCGCAATCAACGCCATGCGTATGTTCGACAAAGGCGCTGCGCAGTTGGTTGGGGACAAGGGTGCGCAGCGGCGTGTTTACAAGATCGGGACCACCACCACCAACCTGAACAAGATCGATTTCACTGTGACGCCTGGGCAGGTCGTC